GAACCCATCGCATATGCGGAGAGGGATTGGAATGAACTTCCTGAAGCGTTAAGGATAAGACTAAAACGTGAATTCAGCAAGGAGTTTGCTGCTGTTACCCCACCCAGGTTACCAGTTACCAAGCAACCGGAATATGCCTATGGCTTGTCCGATGAGTTCTCATCTGCCAAACAGCGTGCTGCTGATAAAGCCTCCAAAGAATACTACAAGGATTGGGCTGACTATACCAATGAAAACGCTACCACAGCAGCTATGAGGACTATTTATCCCTTCTTCACCTACGAACTGCATAGGTTATTCTGGTTGCCCAGAGCTACTATCCGAACACCTGGAGTATTTAAGGGTTGGGGCACCTACATGGATTATACTGAGGATGGCTATGTCCATATACCAGGAACTAGCCTGGAATTCAATCCACTCCGAGGAACCATATTTATGGGTGGTATGCTAAGGCTCATTAGAAGGGACTACCCAGAGTATTATGATATGTTCCCACAAATATCCGAGTTCTTTGACTGGTACAGCCGTTTTGGTTTCTACCCAGCCTTCTACCTCAACTTCCTCAAGCAGTTTGGAGGTACATCAGCCAATGGTAAAGCTCAGTGGGGAGAACTGTTACCAGCCTGGATTAAGACTCCACTCAATGCCTACATAGCAGCATTTCCTGATTCCGGCCCAGCCAAAGTTATGCTTAACTCCATACTGCCAGAACCCTACCGTAACTACATGACCATATTAGTAGCCAATGGTATCTGCCAGAGGGAACAGAAAACCTTTAACGGTATGGAGATGTGGGACAAACTCCAAGAGAATGAGGAGCTAACTCCAGAGGAGCAGGATGTTTGGACCCGTGCCACCCAGCAGTATGGTTGGATGGGAGCCATCATGGAGCAGGCTGGCATATTAAGGATTAGAACAGATGAGCAATTAGCTGCCTGGGAAGCCTCAGCCAAGCTAATAGAGGAAAAAACAGGCTATGGCCCTGAGGAGCAACTATGGATAAGACGCCATGGCTTCCGTATAGGTGATTATGCCCAGGTAGACTCCCTTGACCAGGATGTATTATCCGAGATGGATGCAGTTAAATACCACAGCGGTGTATTCAGTTCCTTGATGCCCACAGCCTGGCAGGAAGAGGATAGAAGGCGTAGAGAGTTTTTCCGTCAGGTAAGGGATTATGCCGATACCGTCAGGGCTGACCAAGAGGAACTGGATAGGCAGGTTAGAGCTGGTGAAATTAACATGGAACAGTGGGCCAGAGGCCGCTCCGACCTTAGGAGCAGATACTCCAACTTCTTCACTGACCTTTCTGAGACTGAGAGGTATAAGAATGTAGCCCTAGAGCTGGAGGATGTGGTAAGACCAGATGGCACCGTCAGAGAAGGATTGGTTAGTAGGGCTGAGAAGAGAGGGCAGTTACCTCCAGTCCAGCACCCATCAGAGGAACTACTTAACTACTACTACAGCATCAAGTTGGAGAAGAAGCTAGACCCAATTAGTGGTAAAATGATTGATGATTGGGATGGCTATTTCCTCAAGATAGATGCCATTGTTAATACCCTCCAAGGAGTCCAGCGTGAGGACTTCATCAGGATGATTACCAAGAACATGACTGACTTGGAGAAGCTCCGCTGGGAGGTCAGCCGTAAATACTTCCGAGGATACAACCGCCGTCAGGAGGCCATTATATCCACCCAGTTTAATGAGGAGGAGCAAGCCCTAATCAAACAGTGGATATTTGGTACCCCAGCGGAGAGGGACAAGCTCCAAGAGGTTTTAATGCCCAGTGGTGAGAAGCTAATATCCCACTACCGCAGCCTTGTCAGGACTATGGGTATAAACCTCCGCAAACTAAGTCCAGAGCTGGATGCCTGGCTCCAGTTCTTTGAAATTACCGATACTACCCAAACCGACCAGGCAGCAGAATTGTACAACCAGTACAGAGACAAATGGGGAATACCAAGGTAATATACTTATTGCCGTTTAATACTATATTATTATAATTGTATATGGTTTGAAGCTGACATAACATAGAGCTTGACAAGATTATGTCAAGTGTGCTATAATAGAGGTAGAATTAAAGGAGGTCTAAAATGGCAGAAATAACTGGAACCTTTAATGTAGGTGAAGATGGCTCCGTAAAGCTGCCTATTGATGGTCAGGAGGTTACATATATCCCACTTCCAAAACAGAATGAGGATAAGACCATTGACCTGAATATAGGTGGCAAACCTGTTAGATACGCCTTGGAGTCAGATTTACTGGCAGTAAAGGGTGGAGCTGAGGCAAGAGCCACTGAGTGGGAAACTGAGAAAGCCAGATTCAATACAGACCTGGCAGAAGCTAACCGACTCCGGGAGGAGGCCCACCAAGCCTTGCTACAGACTCAGGCAACAATGGAGCAGTTAAAGGAACAGTACAAGGATTATGACACCCATAAGACCAGGGTGGGTGAGCTGGAAACGGAATTAGGCTCCCACAAGGAGAGTATCAGTAGGTATGAACAGGAGCTTACTGATAGGATTAGGCAAAACCTTATTGGCAACGGTGCCACAGAGGAAGCCCTCAAGGACAAGACATTAGACCAGCTCAGGAACTTAGAGGAAGCCGCCAAGATATTTGGAGGTAACGGCAGCAAAGGTGGCAAACCTGCCAATTACGATGGCGGTGCTGGCCCAGGTGCTGGTAGCTCCATAGAGTCCCCACTGGATAGAGCTAAGAGGATTCTGGAGGAGCATGAGGCCAAGGGCCATAAGATTGGAGCAAGATAAGGAGGAAATTTAAATGGCAAGTTCTGGAGGACATTGGAAAACACTTGCTGAGGCACAGAAGCTAACCCAAAGCACTAAAATTCCTGGTGTGTTTGAGGAGGATATAAAGCGGAACAACCCTTTGGAAAGGTTTCCCGTAGCCCAAGCAGCCGGAACAGGGTTAAAAATAGAATGGCTAAGGGAAAGTACAACCACTGAGGATGCGGTTGCAGAGGCTGATGTTGGAGACCAGTTGGTTTGGGGCGAGGATGTAGATTATACCGAGGTAGAGTCAACACTGAGGTACATCTATATCCAGAGGAAACTTGACCGCTATGTCCAGAACATCTACGGTACCTACAACGACTATAGGGCTCAGGCATTGCTGGAGATGGAGAAAGGCCTCAAGAGGAAGATTGGCGACCGCATAATCTACGCTGATACTACCTATGGAGGCACCCCTACCCAGTTTGACGGGCTCCATGCTCTGGCCGCTGAGAGAGGTGCTCCTTGGACAACCTCCAACAACACCAACAACAAGCAGAATATGGATATGGCTAGTGGTGCCCTCAGCCTGCTGTACCTCAGAACCCAAATTGACAATATGAGGTACGGTGTATCCGAAATACTTATTCCATCCCAGCTAGGCATCCGGTTTGATGCTGCCTACCAGGAGCGTGGTTTTACCTACTCCGTTTCCAGTAACGAGACTAACCATTTCATGATGCTCACCCAAAGCGTCAATGAGTTGGGGCATCCAATCCTATTCTTCATGGGTATCCCACTGGTTAGAACCGATTACCTTGTCCGTGAGGAGGATGGAACCGGTACTGGCAGCTCCAGCGATAAGAGAGGTAAGTATAGCTCTACCGAAGCCTTCTCCCTATTCTGTGTTAAATATGGTAATGTTATGGCCAGAGAGCCTGGCATCACCTATGCCTACGGTGGCACAGAAGGTGAGGGCGACCTTTACGAGCTGTGGACCTGGGAGCGCCTTGAGGACTACAACGCTAGTGGTATGAGGATGGACAGCTATGGTACCGTGCTACTCGGTTCCACGTTGTGTTCTGGCCGCATATTTGACATAACCGATGAGGCAATAGTAGCCTAATGCAATCTGGCCAGTATTGGCTGGATAAGCAAATAAGGATGACGACCCATCATCCAAAAATAAAAGAGGAGGAAATAAGATGACCGCTTTCATACACAAGTTAATCAACACCAAACAAGGAGTCCTGGTTCTGCCCAGGGTGGATGTTATAACCAATATACATCTCCCTGAGCCTGATGTCAGGGCTGAGAGTGCTACCCAGGAATTCCCACTCGGCACAGCCCTAATCACCGATGACGGTGTATTCAGGTATGCCAAATGTGGAGGTAGTGCAGTAACCATAGGCAAGCTACTTCAGCAGGCTGCTGTTGATACCAACGATGACGCTGATGTAGCAGTAGCCGCTGCGGCTGCGGTAGGAGCTACCACGGTTACGATTACAGGCCCCACAGGTGGCTTTACGGCTAACCAGTATAAGGATGGCTGGATGTATGTGAATGACCAGGCTGGTGAGGGCGCAACCTACAAAATCAAATCACATCCTGCCATATCCGCCTCAGCCAGTGGAGTCATTACCCTGGTAGACCCCATTGAGGTAGCACTAACTACCAGTTCACAGGTGGGATTCAGGAAGAACCTCTATGATGGGGTAATTGTTAATCCCACTACTGCATCCGGAATCCCTGTTGGTGTGGTAAATCACTCCAGCTTTACTGCCAGCTACTATGCTTGGATAAAGACCAAAGGCGTGGCGGCGGTGTTGACCAATGGTACTGTGGTGTTGGGCGAACCTATTACCATTAGCAATACTACAGCAGGCTCGGTTGATGCTTACGATGAGGACGGAGCGTCAAACAATGTCATTGTTGGTCAGGTGATGGCAGTAGGAGGCAGTACCGAATATAGCTTGGTGAAGATTGACCTTGACCCAAGCTGGTAGAGAGTTTGAGGGAGGGAGCGGGAGACTGCTCCCTCCCCAGGAGTTCTAAAAATGGAACTACTTGAGAAAACTTTAAAGGATAGAGTTGTTGGTGGTAACCCTAACTTAACATCCAAGATGGTTATGCACGTTATCCTTCATACTCCATTGAGGCAGCATTTTATTGAACGGGTTAAGGCTCCGTTGTTGGAAGCTATAGTCTCATTGGCTAATAAGTATCCAGAGCCTACCAAGGATAACCTACAACATCCAATATCTCTTGCCCTATTGGGTATTATGTGCAAGTTCTGCTCATATGAGGACAATCCAGGTAGAGAAGGGCTGTTTAGGGCTGTTGGCAGGCTGCTCATAGATGAGGTGGAGCATGATGCTTACTATAGAGATAGGTTCCAATTCATCCTGGAGGAGATTATCAAATCCATACTTGATGGCAACTGGTCTGCCAGAGGTAAGGATAAGCCGTCAGCGTGTTGGAAGGAGCCACGACCTCACGGTGGAGTGCACAGCATCATAGCCAAAATGATTGGACATAGGGAGGAGATATGCAGGTTATTGAGATAGGAGGAAGATGTCATTGTGGCGGAGAGGTAGACCTGCTCTACCTTATTGAGCCAATGGTTTGGCAAGGTAGGTGCTTTCAATGTGGAGAGCCATATACTGTAATAGGAGGTGGTAAGGGTGCCGTTACCTGTTGAGCAAATAACACCAGATACCCCAATAGAAAGGGTAAGGGCTTTAATAGCCAAAACCATCCAGCAACTAACTGACCAGGAGGGTAAAGACCCCAAAGCCGCTGCCGGCCAAGCATATTCCATGGCAGAGGAACAATGGGGTAGATCTATACCAAAAACCAGATAATAAAAACTCATAGAGGAGGTAAACACAGCTATGATACTGCACCATGTAGCAACAGAACAGGTTACGGTTAGCAACTCTGCCAAAACGCTAACCACCAGCAAGGTAAAAACCTCAGCCCAGGACAGCCACTACAAAACCATCTATGCGGATATTGATGTCCAAGATGCCAATGTTTATGTAACCTTTGACGGTTCCACCACACCATCTGCCTCGGCAGGTGAAATCTGGTACGTAGGTGATAAGAAGCGGGTATGGGGTATCCATAACCTGCTAAACCTACAGTTTATCAGAACTGCCAGTACCAATGCCGTCCTTGAGGTTAACTACTGGGGTGAGAAATAGGAGGTAAGCAGTGATGAATGGATATAAAGCTGTAGAAACATTGGTTGGCATGCCACAGTATTTGGTCAGTCCTACTATTGATGGTACTATAGCGGCTGGCCCTAATGGACTGACTATGCCTGGTTTTAGTATGGCTGGTCCTTTGGATTTTAATGGTCAGGACCTCCGAAATTCAGCAGATTTCATCCTTGAGCCATCTAGTTACGCTGATTCTGTGGAAATAGGCAGAGGAGATACTGATACGGACATTACATATATTCGGCTAAAGAACGCTGGAGGAACTGATGTTTATATTTACCCTAACGCCACAGGGGATGGAGTAAGCGTTAGTACTTCAAAGCCATAGGAGAAGATAAATGGGTTTTTGGAAGCGACTGGTCTCAAAGCTACTATTCTGGAAAGCGAAGGAAAGCGGGTGGTTAGAACACCCACTTTACCGAGAGATACATAGCAAAGGTATGGAAGGCAAACCAGTAGTTTGCCTTTGTGGGAGTGTTTATAGCGACCATTGGGCTTTCTGCAAGGATTGTGGTAGAAGGAAAAGCGATTTGCCTATTGAGTGCTTTCCCTTTGGTAAGAGTGTGGAAAAGAGAATATATAAAGCTCCGGGAGGCAGAAGATAATGACGGTATATGATACAGTTACCAGAGTAAGGCTAAACTCAGGTGGTAGCGATGTTGGCACACAGAGACGCTTGAACTTTATTGAAGGTACTTACATTGACCTTACTGTGGTAGAGGATGCTGTTGATGGCGAAATAGACATTCAGATTTCCTCATCTGGAGGAGTTTTGGCACACGATTTAGGTGGGGCTTCCCATAATGCCGATACCCTAGCCAATTTAAATGCTAAGATAAGTGATGCTACACTTGTTGATATGGCTGGATTAACCGCCTCAATTGCTGAACTGAACCTTCTTGACCTTTCTGGTTTAACTGCTGGTCAATTACTGGTAGCTACTGGGGCGAGTTCGGCTGGTTGGCAATCAACTGGAATAGTCCTAACCTCTCCTACCATCAATGGCACAATAGCCACTACTGGCTTGACTATGCCTGCCTTTACTCTTGGTGGTACTATAACCCTCAATGGTCAAGCCTTTGATGCTGGGAGTGGTGATGCTCAGATAAATACTACTGGATTGGGTGAGGGTCTTAAAATTATATCAATTCAAGATGGAGTTAGTGGTGCTTTCTTAAGATTGACTCACGTTACAACCGCTGCCGCTGTTGATGATGTTGTAAGCAGGATTTACGGGATAGGTTGCGATGATGCAGATGCGGAGGAGGGTTATGGATTCTGGGATATAAGGGTTGAAGACCCAACCGCAGCACATCCAGATGGTAAACAGTTATGGTTTTGTAGGTCGGCAGGTGGTTGGAATGAGGCCATGACCCTCTCTAGTGCTGGTGGCCTTTCAGTAGATGCAGACATCGGCACAGGTGATGACCCCGTAGCCCTGTTTGATACTATCCCTGCCAAGTATGGTATGGATGATGCCCAATTCCTTGTCCAGAGCGTGGTTAATAAGGAGACACTGCCCAAGTTCTGTGAAATAGGCGTGATGTCAAGGAAGGATACTGGCAGTGGCTATATGCTCAATTACCAGAAGGCTCAGTATTTCACCTGGGGTGCTATCAAGGCACTCTATGAGAGGATGGAGGAATTAGAAAGTAAATTAGTGGAAAGGAGGAACTAAGATGGCAAAGATAGTAAAGGATGATTGGGAGTTCAAGGTAGAACACAGAGGTGGAGAGATGGTCTGCTCGGCTCACTATACTGTTGAGTCCGAGGGTGTAGAACAAAGGCGTGGTATGCCTGTTAAATTCTCACAGCAGGAGGAAACGCAGATACTTAACTTTGTCAATAATGTGGTAAGGCCCAAGGTTGAGGCACATGAAAGTGGAAGTAGGCAAAGTTGAGGAGGCAACATGGAAGTTGATGTCAAGAAGGAACAGAAACGGGTACAAGATGAAATCCAACAACTTTCGGACAGGATTAACCAATTAGCTAATAGTATTGCTGTCCTACAGCAACAGAGACAGGAATTGATTAACCAGCTACTAATGAGGCAAGGTGAGCTACACCTTTTGGAGAGGTTAAATGGCAAGGAGCATAAGTAGCGACCTGCTAACCGCACAACAGGGCACCAACAAAACTCCATATATCAGGGTGATAATAAATGGTGTGGATTACTCCAGCCGTGTTTTGCTGGTGGAGCATATTGAGGAAGCCTACAGGGACAGAGCCACCATAGTGCTGAGGAACAA